TGGTTAAAAACTGCCGGTTTTCAAGTGCTTATGAAATTTTTTTTTATCACTTCACATTCACAACTACGGTGTTTACAAGGGGTTATGGATGGTTTTTTATCAGGCAAATAGCGGCTTACTTTTGACCCATGAGGCAGATATGAAAAACTGTAAAAAGGTTGGCGAAGGTCAGGGACGGATAAGAAGATTTTTTAGTTGGTTGTTCGGACCGAAAGAGGTTGATGGTGTAATTTTTGACGAACACGGAGACCCACATGTTGACCCTCAATCCTGTCCGCCGATACCATCGTGCAAACCGCCGAAAGAAGATATAGATATTTGTGGGACTTTTGCAAATCCACAGGAGAGTAAAATCGGCATAGATATTAAAAAATTACCCGAGGTAACAGTTGAGCTTGAACAAAAATACAAAGAAGAAACGTTGCGGACAATATCAAATATAGAGTTTGCGGGAATACCCGTGATTTGCAGTCTTTGTGTAGACAGGATTACTATTTTAATACCGCAGAATTTATATGAAGAATTAAGAGCAAAAGGTAAGACTTTAGAGAATTGAGTTATGGGATATGCTTTTGATTTATCTTTTGTTCGGGAGCAATTAGAAACGGATTTTTACGAATCGTTGAAATCCGGCGGGCTGATTGAAAAACTAAAAAAGTATGAGCATCAGCCAGTAGAGGAATTAGCCACCTTGTTAAGCGAAGATTTTCAGGGGATTTTTGCAGGGATATTAAAACTGTTGGATGACCGGGGTAAAGTACCCGGATATAGCGAAATGTGTCGCGCTGCGTTTGAGACGGCAATACAAAGATTAATAATTGAATCCAGGGAAAGCGATGTTGAGTTATGAGTTTTGGTTATAAGATTGAAAAATTAAGACCAAGGGCGGAAGAAAAGAACCGCCGGGAGCAGATGTTGTATGAGCATCGGTGCGAGATATGCGGCCGGTGGTGGTTGAGCGAGGAAAAAGAAGGCAAGGAGAAAATATGATTTACGCAGAATACTTAAAAACTATTGGTGCTTGTCAAGAAGTAATTAATGATGCACAAGGCAAAACGGCGCAACAAATTTGGGATACATGTGAGCGGGGCGACTGGATGTTGTGGTTGATAGGAAAATTATCCAGCGAATCTGGTAGTGAAAAAAGAAAGCAGTTAGTTTTAACCGCCTGTAAATGTGCAAGGTTGGCTTTGAAGTATATACCCAATGATGAAAAAAGACCTTTGCGAGCAATTGAAACTGCCGAACAGTGGGCAAATGGAGAAAACGGGATTACTTTGGATGAGGTGAGAAACGCAGCCCACGCAGCCTACGCAGCAGCCCACGTAGCCTACGCAGCAGCCGGCGCAGCAGCCGACGCAGCAGCCGGCGCAGCCCACGCAGCCTACGCAGCAGCCCACGTAGCCTACGCAGCAGCCGGCGCAGCAGCCGACGCAGCAGCCGGCGCAGCCTACGCAGCCTACGCAGTAGCTGCAGCAGCAGCCTACGTAGCCTACGCAGCCGACGCAGCAGCCCACGCAGCCTACGCAGCAGCCGACGCAGCCAGAAAGCAAATATCGAAACAATGTGCAGATATTGTCAGGGCAGATTACCCGGTTTCTCCGGCAATAGAAATTATCGGAGAGAATTGAGGATTTTTAATCAGAATTTTAGACGAAAGGAGTCCGCCGAAACGGGATTTTCAGAAAAATTAAGATGAGATTTGAGGAATGAGTGTTTACGTTGAGAGAACATCGAGCTATGCCGGATAGGCAGAGAAAATTTGAGAAGAGAAAATGACAATCTGTGCAGGAAGTTCTTATATGAGTAGTGTAATTATAAGAGACAAAAAAGCATCGGAACATCCCCTTGGGTTTTTACTGAGTGACGAATCTCGCCGGCGAGCAAGAGAATATCTTAAAGAGGCGGGAATAGAAGTGGAACGGCTCCAACCTCTCATTTGGCCGAAAGACGCGGTGTCTGCTTTTCGAGAACACATGTATGCACCGTGGGAGTTTAAATACAAATCGGACATTCTCCGAGAAAAACAAGAACGGATGGAAGGACATTTATGGTGGAAGCGGGAATACGGAATTGTTCAGCGAAAACCATTGTATGTGTGGGTGTTTTGGTGCCCCGGTATTAATGACTGTTTTTTCAAAGGTTATTGGACATATTTCGTGGGTTTAGGCAAGGATTATCATGGGGGCGGTTATAAAGACGATATTGTCGGTAAGTTACTTGAACAGGTTATTAAGTTATTTCCATTGGTTGAGACGGATTTGTTCGGCAATTTTAATTACGATTTATGGCAGCGGAGGTTTATTGAAAAATATCAAAGAGGTATATGGTGCGGCAAACCACAGGGTAAGGCCCCTGTTTGGGCGGAAGTAAAAGGCGGTAATGTAGAAAAAATTTTAAGCCGGGCAGAATGGCCGGAGAGATTTCGTAGAAGGGAATTGTATCCGGCGATTTAAAAGAATATTCGGAAGTTTTATAAATTGATTGAGGTGATATTTAGAAAATGAGAATCGGGATTATGTTTTGGCAAGAATTTAATTAGTCAATTGGTATCGGAATGCTAATAATAGCCGTGCCCTGTCTTATCGGTGGTGTTTACAGGTTGATACGGGAATTTAGTAAATGAATGCAAAAGAATTGATAATCGATAATTTTGCCGGTGGTGGCGGGGCAAGCCTCGGAATAGAGCAAGCGCTCGGCAGGTGTGTGGATATTGCAATCAACAGGGCTGGGGATATCTCGCTTTTTCCTCTCCCTCCGCACCCAGCCCTGTTTTACCGCGGGATGCACGAGTGGCCTAAATGGCGTGCCTCATTAGCACGATTTCGCTGGTTCGAATCCAGCTCCCGCTATTATAGATGTCTGCAAATATTGACTTTAATTTGAAAGGTGAAGATTATGGACACGGGATTAGGAAAATTTGCTCCAATAAGTAAGAAAAAGGCTGAAGAAATATTTAAAAGGCCATTTCAAACAAACGATTCAAACACCCTCGGAATTTTCTGTGCAGGCGAGGAACTGATAATTAGAGGCAGCAAATTTCGTATTGTGTCTGTTGGCCGAACAAAAATGAAGTTAAGGATTTTGAAAAGTTAATAGCGCTTTGGATGGGGCGATGAAAATGGATGGATGGATGGGTGAGCCGAAAGGCTTGCCCTGCAATAATAACTTAATTTGAAAGGGAAAAAAGATGACAATAGAACAAATAATAAATGAGCACCTCCGGAAAAATAAATGTGATGGGGTGTTTAATCCTCGTTTGGGATGTGCCTGTCGACTCATCGGCGAAATCACAAAAGGGCAAAAATAAATGAAGATATTCGAAGATAGTAAAATAAAGATAGAGCTGCCGAAGCTAATAGCATCAAGGGCATTGCTCTGCGCCAATTCGGGCGGCGGGAAATCATATGCACTCCGCAAAATACTCGAAGAGGCCGGCAAAAATGTAATGTCGATAGTCCTCGATTACGAAGGCGAGTTTAAGACCCTTAGAGAAAAATTCGATTTTCTGCTAATCGGCCCGGCGGGTGATGTACCCATAAATATAAGCGCTGCGCCGCTGTTGCCGCGAAAATTGATGGAGCTTAGCGTTTCGACAATCATCGATATTTCAGATTTAAAACTACACGACAGGATTCTATACGTCAAGAAATTCCTCTATGCCCTGATGGAGCTGCCGCATAAATACTGGAAACCCTGCCTTGTAATAGTCGATGAGGCACATAACCTGTGCGGTCAGCAGGAAAAACAGGCCTCGGCACATGCGGTAATAGACCTTATGACCCGTGGCCGCAAACGCGGTTACTGCGGAATCCTTTCCACACAACGAATATCAAAACTCCATAAGGATGCGGTCGCCGAGGCAAATTACTATCTGGTCGGCAGAACGAGTCTCGATATTGATATGAACAGGGCATCGGAAATACTCGGGTTCGCCTCGAAAGCTGATAAAAAATCGTTGCGGACACTGACCCCGGGCACGTTTTACTTTTTTGACCCTCAAAGCGATGGTATAGAAAAAGTCAAAGTAGCAAAAACACAAACGACACATTCTAAAGTCGGCATAGACCTTAAAGGCAAAATCACGCCGCCGACGGCAAAGATAAAGGCAATGCTTTCGAAACTCAACGACCTGCCTAAAGAGGCACAATCGCAGGTCAGAACGCTCGAAGAGCTTAAAAAACAAAACAGGGAGCTACAGAGGGAGCTGAAGAAATTATCAACTGGCAGAGCAGATCCCCGACAGCAACATTCTGGGGCAAGTGAAAAGCAAATCGAGGCAGCGGGAAAGAAGGGATTCGCCGAGGCGGAAACACAATATAAAACACGATTAAAAACGATAGAAAAAACCAGTCAATTACTGATGCGAAAGCTTAATCAAATCGGCCAATTAGCAGAGACCGAAGGAATAATGATTGACAGCAAACCTGTGGTGAGCCGGTCGAATCCATTCGAGATAAAACAGCCCTCTAAAGACCTCATTACGGGCGTCTCTGCAGGCATAAAGCAGCGAACACCCAATAGACCATCCCAAACCACTCAAAGGGCACGGATAAGACCTCCGGCGGCAATAGAAGGCGATAAACCCCTTGGCCGCTGCGCACGCTCGATACTATCACTGCTCTATAATAATCCGCAGCGGGGATTCAAGATAACATTGGTCGGAGTATTCACTGGCTATTCCAACAAATCAGGTGGGTTCAAAAATGCTATAAGCAAACTGAATGCGGCAGGGCTTATCATAAGAAGGGGTAAAGAGATTATATTCAATCCGCAAGCTCAATCCGAGACTATAGAATTATTAGGCGATGATATAAACCTGCATGAGACATTTACTATCGAAAACTGGGCACAGAAATTACCTCTATGCGCAAGTGTGATTTATCAATTCCTGATGCAAAATCCGAATGATGAATTTTCAAAAGAAGAGCTCGCAGAAAATACTGATTATAAAGTATCAGGGGGGTTTAAGAACGCTATCAGCCAGCTTAATTCGCTCAGTCTGCTCGTAAGAGGCAATGGAACTATAAGATTGAATAGTGAGATACTGGAACTGTGAAGAGTGAAATGAAAATCAAGGCGATAGCACCATGGTTCGGCGGAAAGAGGAATCTGGCGCCGCGAATTGTTGAGCTGCTCGGCAAACACCGGGTCTATTGGGAGCCGTTCTGCGGCTCGATGGCGGTTCTTATGGCAAAGCTGCCCTGCGTAATGGAAACTGTAAATGACCTCCACGCGGACCTAATTAACCTCGCATTTCACCAGTGGCAAAAAAAATTAAAGATTGGTGCGCGAAGCTGGCCGGTCTGTGGCTCTTCGAGAACCGTCCCGGCTTTAAGTCGAGTGACGAGACATGGGAAGGATTTACCGGAATGAAGGAGTCCGTTGACTTAGAGATTGACGCCTATACCAGCGGGCAGCGGATTTTACCGTGCAGTTTGATAGATGGGATTCAGCCAAGCGCTCCGGTCGTGGTAACTTAAGGGATACAAATATGGCTCAAGCTAATTTTTTTGTAACTGTAAAACTTAATACTAAAGGTGCATGCTTTGTTTTGCGCATACTTGTTTGGCCGCTTAAGTTGTTTGCTGTCTTGCATTCCTTTTTTATAGTCCGTTTATTAAGAAGAAGAAAGTGCGACATAGAAATCTATATAAAACAATCTAAGAACTATGACGATGAAGAAAAAGCGGAAGCTGGTTGTTTTGATTCTATTGGCACAATTACCTGTTGACAATGAAGACTGGTTTTGATTTGCGCAAATTTAACAAGTTCAGAGGAAGTATAAATGCCGGTGCCAGCGGCCCCATGAAAAGCGTTTTTAAGCAGTGGGGCGCGAGGTATCTTGGCTGGACGAGACGACTATTTGTCACAAAGAGTCAGGGCGGCTTAGCTGAGGGCGTGACATGGCCAAAGCTAAAGTCCGCAACCGTCAGGGTAAGAAGGGCCGGAACAACAGCGACGAGAAGAACCCGACCACGGATTAACACAGATCCGCTGTTGTTAAAACTATGGCGGAACAAGGAAATTAATATGTCTTGCCTGTTTTACAAGGATAGCGGATGAAAAAGGTATACAATGGGATAAAGAAATTAAATTTTATCCGGTTAGCTGGATAACACATCAATCTAAAATAGGAGACAATAAAACTCTGTGAAATCCGTGGCTAAAAAAAAAGTTAAAAAAATAGCTCCAAAGCGAGATAAAACAACGGGCAGATTTTTAAAAAGTCAAAAGTCAGAAATTGGAAGTCAGAAGTTGGAATTGAAGCTTTCGGGGGCAGGTAAGGAACAATTCAGGGAGCTTACCGAAGAAATCGTAAAACTGGCGGCGGCTGATGCGGAAATTGATACACATCTTTCCGACCTGTTCAAGAAGTATCCGCGAATCAAGGCGGCCTGGACGGATGCGATAACAGAACGGGTCGAGGCGGTACTTAAAAGCAAATTCGCCGGGCCCATACAAACACAAAAAGATTACCGAAATATTACATTCAATCAGCTCGTCGAAATCACGGGCAAAACAAGAAGATGTATTTATGACTGGTTGAGAAAAGGACTGCCCCGAAATGCCGATAAGACTTTTAATCTGTCCGCGTTTATTCACTGGTTCGAGAAATATACAATCGAAAAGCTGCCGGCACAGGTGGTGGCCTCGATTAATCCCTTAGCGAAAATGAAGGCCGATAGGTTAGAGATTGATTTGGCCCGGCAGAGAAACCAGCTCTTAGAGCGCACTGAGGTCATGGCGGGTATGCTCGCCCGCCATCAGAACCTGCTCAATTCGTTCAGCCATAAGGCGGAAGACCTCGCCTTGCTCTGCAACGGCCAGCCACAGGCAAAAATAACAGAGATACTAAGCTCGTTCTTCAATGAGGTACTAAAGAGACAATGCCAGGTGCCGGAGGCATTGTGTTTGCCGCCAAACGCCGCTCAACAGTTTTCCGAATTACTGAGCGGATTAGTCGTTAGTGAATAGTCGTTAATGAAGAGCGAACAATGAAAAATCGAACAAGAGCAGAAAGACAACAAAGATATTTCAAAGCAAAGGCTATCAAATTCAATCACAAGCTGAATGCGATGGGCGAAAATGCCGTGATTTCAATAGATTGATGGTGGAGGGAAAGATATTATTAACATTCATGGCGATTAATGCAATGAATCGTGAAGCAAAAAACTACGAAGTATTAAAAGATTTAGCCACAGAGAGCACAGAGAATACAGAGAAAGGATTTGAAAAACGCCGCGAGATAGGATTAAAATTCTGATTAAGGCGGGTAAAACGCCAAACTTTAAAAAATTCTGTCGGATGTTACATACGGATTTGAGAAAAGCGACAGGGATAAGCTGGTGGTATAGCTGGTGGTGCTGGGAAATAAAGGAATTTTTTAAGAGATTATTTAAGATGAAGGTCCAAAGATTGGAATATAAACTTAAAAAACTTTGAGGTTCCACAGAGAGCACAGAGAAAGGATTTGAAAAATGGAAATGAGTCCTTTAATAAAACAATGTCACAAAGTGATTTATAAAAGAATTTGTACGGATAATGGACTAATTCCTGATGAATCAGTTAGATGGCAAAAGATAGGGATTGATCCAATTCGACTACGCAAAAAAGTGGAAAGTAAAGTGATTGAGCCTAAACAATTAACAGGTAAATCCATGGTTAAAAGCAATGAACCATAAACTAACGACTAATGACCAGCGACTAACGACTAAGTTGCCGAAACCGTTACCGTTGCAGCCGGAAGAGCTGGAAGTCCTTAGCCCTCGCACGAAGCTTTCTGTTTCGGAATGGGCGGAGCAGAAACGAATCCTGCCGAAAAAGACGTCGAAAATTTCCGGGCCCTGGCGGAATGAACTGGCACCCTACGCGGCCGAGATTATGAATGCACTGTCCGATGTGATGACACGGGAAGTCTGGGTCAAAAAATCCGCACAATCCGCAGGAACGGCCATAGGAGAAAACTGGCTGGGCCAGACCATCGATGAGGACCCGGCGCCGATGGCAATCGTCATGCCCACGGAAAATGACGTTAAAAAAATGATGAGGACGCGAATCAGGCCGATGTTTCAGTCAACGCCGACATTATTAAAACATCTGTCAGGCAATGATATTAATAATTTACGAATAGGGCAGGAGACAGAACTCGATAATATGTTTTTGTATATTATGTGGGCGGGGAGCGCATCGGCAATGGCTTCAGTATCATTGCAAAAGATGATGCTCGATGAAGCGGCCAAATACAAAGAAGAAACGGGCGGTGAGGCGGGCGCTGTGGACCTGGCACGTGATAGATTAACTACCTATTCCACAACATCAAAACTATATGCGCCATCGACACCCGTTCTTACCGGTGATGCACATGATGTGGAATACAGTGATACCGACCAGCGGGAATATTGGGTGCAATGCGTCCATTGTAAACAAAGGTATATTCACCGATGGGAGCCTGCCTATGTCAAACTGGAAAAAGATTCCGCACGCAACCTATTAAGCCCGAAAGATTACCTGTATGGCGATTGTGCACACTGGACATGCCCCGAATGCGGGAAAAGACTGACTGAAAAACAGAGATGGGAAGGGGTAGAAGCAGGTAAGTGGGCACCGCGAGATTGCAAGGTTGATAGTGATGGCCGAATCATAGGCAAGGTATTCAGCAACCCGAGAAAAGGTTATCATATTTCATCTTTTCTTGTCTACCCAGGGTTCATTACGGCCAACCAACTGGCTTATGAATGGGCACGGGCGGACATTGCATGGAAGGCGGGATATAAAAGGCCGAAACAAAATTTCATCAATTCACGCTGCGGAGACTCGTGGGAGGAAAGAGAAAAGGTCACCGATGAGAAGATAGTCATTGCACACATAGGCAGCTATGAGCCGGAAGTAATACCGGAAGGTGTGCAGATGCTGACGGCGGGAGTCGATGTACAAATGGACCACTTCTGGCTTATGGTCCTCGGATGGGGATATTTGTCGGAAGTATGGACCATCTATGAGGCACGGATTGATACCGGCGATACACTCGAACTGGGCAATTATGAAATACTGCGGCATTATCTTAATGCTACCTGGCCGGTAAAAGACAAGTCGGAAGTGATGGGAAGATTGAGTAAAATCGGTATCGACTATAATTACCGCAAAGAAACGGTGATGGACTTTTGCAGGCAGTGTACGGAGCTGCCGATTATTCCCGTCGGCGGAGATGATTCGGTCAAGGCAAGGGTTTATAGGGTGGCGGATGAGCGGGGCCTTAAACGATATGACTTGAATGTAAATAATCTGAAAGACAGATTGTATTACCTGCTCTTCGAATCTAAAAAGCCGGGACCGGGATATTTTCACCTGCATAAAGAAACCAGTGAAGAGGTCATCAAGCATTTAACATCGGAAGAGAGACGCATCGTTTACCCGAAGAATAGTAAAAAACCGAAAAATAAATGGGTGCCCAAGACGGAAAAGGCGGCCAATCACCTGTGGGACTGTGCAATATATGCGATGTTCGCAGCTGAGATAGCAGGGGCCACGATGCTGCGGGACCCGGCGATGATTAAGCCAAGGCCAAAACAGGAGATTAAAAAAGAAGGGATAAGAAAAATCAGGACAAAGTATTAGTGAATAAAGGCAAAAAGAGGTAGAATCTGTATATTAGAAGCAGATTTGCTGAAAGGTTGAAGATGGTGAATATAGACAAAGAAGCAGTAGCTTTACTTCGGAGGATTTTAGATAAAGATAGCACTATCACAAAGGGCATATCTGATGAAGAATTAAAAAACAGATTTAAGAACAAAGCTATATATGCGCGCGCAAAATTAGCCGTTGCAATAAAGCATTTACGCAATGAAATGATAAAAGCTTTTTCTCCTGCATCAGAAATAATTCGGCGTTGTCTTGATAAAATATGTTCCTTCTTCGGCAAATAAATCCGCGTTAATCTGCGTTAATCCGCGGTTAAAAACACGCCAAAACGAAAAAAGTTACCAAGTTTGGTAAGAATTTTCATAAATCCACCATATTTTGTGATTTTTCGGGGTTGACACGCTGGATGTTGTGCTATAATAAAATTGAAAAGTAAATATCAATTCGGTTAAGCTGATCACTTAACCGGCTGAAAACAGAAATTGAAGCGGCTGTTGGGAGCCCAACCTTCCACCAGCCGCTTCTTATTTTGAGGAAAATATGTCGTTGACAAGCTCATCTACACGGACCGATGCAATAGCACAATATAACGATAATCTTAGCTGGGAAGGCAATCCGGCAAAGGCGGTGCTGTCGCTCGAGGCGGTAAGATGGCTTTTAGCTAACAGGCCCACGAGATTTACCAGGAATGACCGCTCACTGGATTACGAATCATTACAACGATTGGAAGAGAAACTCTCCGGCTATATTTCACTGCACGGGAATTCTGTTAATCGAGCACCATTCGTACAGGGGAGGATGCTGACGTGAAAAAGGCCGGCACAAAATCTGCGGGTAAAAGCAAATTGCTGGTCGGCCAGAACCCCACCCGAAAAAGGGAAATTGTTATCGAAGGCAGGCCTGGCTATTACGGCATGTTCGGATACAGGTCGGCAACCGTGGCTTCAAGAGAGGGAAGGAGCTATTCGGCGGCATCAGGTGAACGGCACGAAAAATACCACCGAACAAAACTCATCAATCAGTCACGCGACTTTATGCGCAATAATGCCGTTTATAAGGGGATGATTGAAAAATCGGTAAGCTATATTGTCGGTGATGGTTTCACCCTGCAAATAAGAACAAAGAACAAAACGTTTAATACCGACGCAGAGCAATTATGGAAACAACATCATCGCTGGCCCGAAATTCGGCACCTGCTTACCGGCAAAAAAACGGACAGGATGGTTTTAAGAGAGATATTGACCGCCGGTGATACGGCAGCAATCCTGGTTAAAGGAGGGCTTATCCAGCTAATCGAGGCAGAGCAGATAGCGAGCAAATCAAATGCCGATGGAATCGAAAAAAATGATGTTGGCCGGCCGACGAAATTCTGGATATGCCCTTATAATAAAAACGGGATGGCGGACACACGTCATTCCAAAAGTTATAAGCCGAAGGATGTGCTTTTTATAACAAATCCTGAGCGGGCAAGCTCGATTCGCGGAGTGCCACCGTGCCAGTCGGCCTTTCCCATGCTGCATCGAATAAACGATGTCTGCGATTCGGAGGCGATTGCCTGGCAGCTTCTGGCCCGCTTTGCGATTATAAATAACCGCAAAGAAGGGGCAGGAGGGGCATATAATTTTAGTAAGGCCGACCCTAATAAGACCGGCACCGCGGCGGCAGGCAGTATAACCACAAGGATAACGGAAATGGGTTATGCCATAATAGTCAGCGGCGACCCGAATGATGAAATAAAAGGCATAGAACGCAATATACCCGGCAAGAATTTCAGCGAATCCCTGCGGACATTCCTGCGGCTGCTGGGACTACCGCTGGGCCTGCCACTTGAAATTATCTTACTCGACTGGACAAAATCGAATTACTCACAGTCACGGGCGGTATTAGAGCAGGCATACGAGATGTTCCTCGATTATCAGGACATGCTCGAGGATTACTATTACAGGCCATTAGTGGAATGGAAATTGAACCAATGGCTCAGTGAGAAAAAGTTAAAACTTTCAAAAAATGAGATAATTAAATTTGATTTTATAAAGCCGATCTTCCCATGGATAGACCAACTCAAGGAGGCACAGGCGTATGGAGCCAAGGTGGACAGAGGGTTTACGACGCATCAGAATGTTTGTAAGGCATTAAAAACCGAGCGGGAAGATGTAGTTGAGGCCCGTGAAGCAGAAATTAAGGATGCAATTGAAAGAGTACAGCGCATCAAAAATGAAACAGGACAGGAAGTGCCGTGGCAGATATTCGCCGGACTCGAGCCGCCGAACAATAAGATAAACTTAGTTACGGAAAAAGACAAAACCAAACAAACAAAAGATGAGAATGAAGAAAAAGAGGATTGACGAATGTCACAAAAGAAAGCTGAGATTACCTATCATTGCGAATGTATCGAGTGTGGCTACGAAATGGACAGCGAAAAACATTGCAATGACCTGAAATGCCCCGAATGCGGAGGACAAATGCGGAGAAAAGAACGGCCGGGGCCGGGGCAAAATTCGAGAGGATTTATTTCAGCGGCGAAACAATTGGCTCAAAAGGAAGGAACTACAGTTACAGAGGCACTAAAAAAAGTCAGAAGGCAAAATCCGCAGCTCTATGAGGATTTCAGGGAGAAAATATGATTAACCCGATTATCTCACAAATCCAAAAAGAAATCTGGATGATGGAGCAGCGGGCAATGGCGGCCCTTGTGGCAAAGCTGTTCAATATAGATGCCGATGTATTGGCGTCCCTGATGAAGATAGAAAACCAGGAGAACAACGCGGAGATGCAGATAAATGACAATACCGCCATAATAAATATACACGGGATATTGATGAAGAACCCGCCGAGCTGGCTGGCGTGGTTCGGAATTGAAACGACCGATTACAATCAAATCAGACGGCAATTGGCGGATGCCATCGGCAAAATGGAAGTGCAGTCGATACTGCTGCATATTGATTCGCCGGGGGGGACGGTTGCGGGAACATCGGAAACAGCAGATGCAATCGCTGCGGCAGGAAAGGTCAAACCAGTCATGGCAGAGATAGAGGACCTCGGGGCATCAGGGGCGTATTACCTTGCATCTCAGGCAAAATCAATCACCGCCAATCTTAATGCCGAGGTCGGGGCGATAGGGGTATTTACGGTCTATGACGATTATTCGAAGGCGGCGGAGATGGCGGGAATTAAAACTATTGTCATACGCAGCGGTGAGCATAAAGGGATGGGAGTAATCGCGGCCCCGATAACAGATGAGCAGATTGCCGCAGTGCAGGATGTGGTAAACGGGATGGCTGAAAACTTCATTAAAGCGGTAAGCTCGGGCAGAAATATGAGCATCGAAGCGGTCCGCACACTGGCGGATGGCCGGGTGTTTCTGGCGGCGGATGCGAAAAATAACGGGCTTATCGATAGCGTAATAAAATCAGCAAAAAACAGTAATGCTAATATGAAGGAGAATAATATGACTGACGAGGAAATTAAGGCCGCAGCAGATGCTGCTGAGGCACAAAAGCAGGCCCTCGGCCTTGCCGAGAGGCAGGCAGAGCTGGAAACGGCACGCAGCCAGGCAGGGGCTGATGAGAAAACCCGGCTTAAAGACCTTGAGGCTGCCTTCCCGAATGAACTGCAGTTTATAATGGACCAGTTCAAAAAGGGCAATTCTGTTGAAAAGGCAAAGGTCGAATTCTGTGATGTGCTTACAAAACGGCTCGCCGAATCCGAAACGGAAAAGAAAAAACTACAGGACAAGGTTAACGCTAACCCGAGCGGTGCAGATCCGATTCACAACACCGCAGAAGGCGGAAGCCAGCAAAGCGGATTTATGGAGATGGCAAGGCAGCGGGCGAAAGATGATAAGTGCTCGATAACGGATGCGATGAAAAGAACCCAAAAGGAAAGTCCGGAACTTTATGAAGAATACATAAAAAATGCCCGGCAGCAGAAAGTGGCATAAAAAAGAGTTCATAGTTCATAGTTTATGGTTCCCACCTTCGCCGAGGCTTCGGCAGGCATCGACAAACAAAGGACAATGAACAAATAACTTACTGAAAGGAGTAATAAAAATGCCAACAGTATCACCTAAATCATTTTATGCCTCAGAAGCACTTGAGGCATTCAGAAGAGTCAAATTATCGAGCGGATATGGAGACAGGGTGGAATATGCAGACCAGGCAGATAGTATCGGTTATTTAGGAATAACCCTTCAAAAGGTGGCACAGGGAGAAATGGTAGCTTGTGAGCTGAAGGGAGTGGCAAAGACTTTAATTGTGGTAGCGGCGGATACATTTGCTGTCGGGGCTATTCTTTATGCGGCAGATAGTGGCAAGGTGTCCGATTCGGCATCTGGCACGGCAATCGGCACGGCATTAGAGGCAGCAACAACCGGAGATGGAGATGAGGTCGAAGCTATTCTTGATGGCGGAGCCGCGGCCATAACAACCTTGCGTGCAGCAATGTCGCAGGATGATGCGGCCGTCTATCCAGTGCCACTGACTGATTTACGGACATGGGACAATCTGGCGGTGAATATACCGGCAACGGCGGGCACCGATGATTTGGGTCTTATTACAGGCACAGCCGGCTCAGCGGCCCCGCAGGTCGAAGGAGCAGACTTCGGCGAAACAACGGAAGCTAAAAACACATCGTTTGTGTTTGAACTGCCACCGGAATATGTCGCAGGCGAGACAATTACCCTCCGGGCAACAGCATTGATGAAGGTCATCGCTGATGGCGCCTGCACGCTGGATGCAGCTGTCTATCGCCAGGCGGCCCCGACCGTTGATATCTGTGATACGGCTGCACAATCAATCAATAGTGCAGTAGCTGCAGACATCGATTTCACAATTATACCGGATGATTGTGTGCCAGGGGATCTGCTGAGAGTCATCCTGTATGTGGCAGGTACAGATACCTCCACTTCCGATCCGAATGTCACGGCGGTAATCGAAAAGATTGAGATGCTTTTAGACATTAAGGGCTAAAAGCAGAAAAATTAAAAAGTTAATAGCGGGTCTGCCGGCGGGCCGTACACCCAAAGGCAGCGAATAGATAAATTAACGGCTGTTAGGAGCCTAACCTTCTAACAGCCGTTTTTTTGTGCCCGTATGAAAAGAAATTTACGAAAGGAGAATTGAAATGCCTATACAGCATGAAACATACGCCGTACCGAGAGAGGACCTCGGAGTGGCATTCCACGAATATGACCCTTTACTGGCGGGCTTTATTGCAACGAGGGTATTACCTATTGCAGGAGTGGCCAAAAAGGCCGCCACGATGAGCGTAATTACCCGCGAGAATCTAAAACGTGCCGATGCCAGAAGGGCAAACGGGGCGGCGTTCAACCGCATCACACTCATTGCCGAAGATTTGGCTTATGCCTGTAAGGGGCACGGGCTGGAAGCACAGCTTACCGACCAGGACCGTGAAAATTACAAAAATGACTACGATGCTGAGATTGAGACGGCACAAGTCCTGAAAAAGAAATTTTACAACGAATTAGAAATCGAGACTGCAGCGGCCGTGTTCAATACTACAACATGGACGGGAACAGACCTTTATACCGATAATAAGGCAGCCCCGTGGAGTACGGTAGGGAGTGACGCTATCGGTCAGGTCGCCGCAGCGATTACAAAAGTCGAAGATGGTACTGGAACAAGCCCCGATACCCTTATTATCGGTAAGGCAGCCTTTAATAACCTTTGCAAAAACACGGCCATACTTGCACGATT